GTCAGCTACATTTAAACCACCATGCCAAGGACTTAACAAGCCTTGGCAGTGTGCGGTCCAATAAAGAACGGCACATTGGACGGTTGGACAAAGTGATCATAATAGTGTGAATAATCAGCACTAGCAACAATGTCTAAATATGGAATCTCCAAAGGTTGCAAATGATCTAGAGAGTCCAAATAGTTCTCAATCTTGATCTGCATTGACACAGGAACCTGAAATTTTTCTTCCATTAATAATCTGGTACGCATACCAGGGGCAACAAGGTCTTTCTCTTTGAAAGTCAAGGATTTCAAGAGTTTCTCTCGCTCCCAATAATTGAATACACGATTTTCTTTCACAAAATGTGAAACATCATAGCTACGTGTAACACGCAAGCCATAACGGGCGAGTGCTCCAACAATAGGACAACCAGGATACTGTGATCCATATGATAAGGCTTTACAGCGAAGAAGTTTCATCAACGTGCGCGGCGCGGCACCAGAATATTGGCGAGTGGTCCACCCAAATCTACATAAGACTTTAATGGGATCACAGATGTTTTGCAAATCACAATCATCAAAAATGATACCACAAAAGGAAGCCTTACACAAATCCAAGTGGATCTCAAGCTTAATCCTAAAGCCTAACCTAGCAAAATCTTCAGCTGAGGGTATTTCACCCTTGATTCTGAAGAGGCCATCATCACCCTCAACAAAACCAAGCGCAACAGATCCTTTTTCATGGCAAACAAACAACATTAACATCAGATTAGTGAACGAATTACCCAAGCTAGTACACATGTCCCCAGACATGCGTGTAGCTGGAACCTTCACACTAAAGAACTTATTCTGACAAATGTTGATGCCAGCAAGAGCAGATGTGATGACTCGCATAAGCTCTTCATGGTCTGGAATGTACTGGGACATATATCCGTACAACTGGAATTCACAAACCGACATCACAAGGGCAGTAAATAGAGACTCAAAAGCAGTATAATCTGTAGCGACATAAGTGGCACCAACTGCTTGAATCGCCTCTTTGATGAATTTAGGACGGGCAGCAACAGGGACATGTTTAATGAACGCGGGATGGGAATAAAGCTGTTCTTCAACGAGATGAAAAAAAGGGCCAACATAGGACTTAAAAGCATCAGTCCTAGAGTTTATACACCGTGCATGCTTATACTCAGTGTAACACTCATCCTTCATAAACATCTTATTTACAAACGCCCTAGGACCAGGAGGAGCCCCATTGAGCGACTCTCTCGCCGTCCTAAGATCCTCTTTACGAGACAGAGGATATGTGGTTTTACCCAACCAATGTTCAAAGTCCAAATTGACATCTGCTGCCAATGGAACCAAATTATCTTGCAGCCATTTCGCAACAAACACTCTAAACCTCTCCAACCACTTAGTATCTGGTTTTGGAGTGTCGGAAGCAAAACGCTTTCTGATGCCCATCTCCAGGGTTTCAGGATCATCGGGATCTGGATGGGGAGCAGCAAATCCACGGACATGACATCCGAGACTTGCTTGTACAGGAGGCCTACTACCACGCAAACCATCACGGCGCGCAGATATTCTGGACCCAGGTTTAATGGGCCCTGGAACAGGTAATTTAACCTCACAGTATCTGTAACCAAATCCGTAGAGCGGAGAGCCCAATCGCTTAGGCTTAGAGGTGGGCAATTTGGAAAAGGGCAGTCGTTAATCAACTGCTGATTTTGCTTATGGATAGCAAAAGCCACAAGGCATGTACTCTGACTCACCAAAGGGCCAAATAGAGTCGAGTATCTGTCCAGGTTAATACTCTGGACTTTGGCAGCTGTCCACTTAATACGGTCAGCTACGTCCTTATCAGACTCATTCAACTGCAATACAGTTTGAGTGGTCAATTGCACAAGCAGTTCAACCGATACGACCAAGTCGACATCAGCTGTCCAGCAATCCTGCTTCGTGACAACAACAAGGATAGGGTCAGGATGTTTCAAATCCAAAGTAGAAAGTGAGTCAGCACGCAAGTCAACGCCCGAGCTCGAACGAAAGTTCTTGAAGACGTATCGAACTCTGGCTTCCGAAATGCACACGAGTACATCGCACCAGCCCCACCAACCAACAGTGGTAGCCGACTTCTGGTTATCATGCTTGCAAGCCCCAAGGCCATGCAACCACGAAATAACCAAGGTGACAATGGATCTCCTTCCTCCAAATCAAAGGCAACATCTAATGTAACAAGACGTTCCAATAAAGCACGAATGCCAGCAACACGATTGCACTCTTCAGGTGCAATAGTGGCTGGCACAGGTCTATATTCGCCTGAATAGGGGTCAGAGAAAACATATTCCAACTCTTTCTTCTTCTTCTCCTCAACAACAGCAACATGTACCTCCTCGGGTGGGTCCACAACCCGTTCCCTAAGGGCATCAACTTCTCCACGAAGTTGGTCAAGTGAGCCGGCAAGAGATCGACCTACCGCCTGGGCCTTTTTAGCACCCTTTGTACCTCCATTTCGTCTTCCTCCACCAGCCCATTTATTGACAGGGTTGTGGTCTCTGTTTTCATTTCCTCGAGCTCCAGTTCTAATATCATTAGACTTGAGACTCGGAGAAACGCTCTTTGGTTGTTTAGCCTTTCTGCGACGATCAGTGCCTGGTCGGCCACCTGATTGTACATGAACTGCAGCTGTTTGCTTTCCAACAACGAAGATGCCAGGGATAGGCAGACCAAGTTTTGACGCATCAATTTCTCGAGTTGGAGAAGATGCTCTTGATCGGCCAGTAGGAGACGCAGGGTTGTCTCGTAGTATGTCTTCACTTCCGACAAAGTTGAATGTTGAACCGAATCCACCTTTTGATTCAT